AACATGTGATATATCCGCAGATCCGATTAATTTCATACCAATTAAGTTTTGGTATGCCTCACCTAATGTATCTAAAGCATCAACTGGAGTTGTAGGTGTTGTATCGGTTGTATCAGATGTGGTTAAAGACCAAACGTCAGATTTTCCAATTCCTACATAAACACTAGTTGCGACATCAGCTACATCTTCTTTAAAATTTTCGGCATTGATTACCCTAAAATTTGATGTTACTATAGCAGTCATTTTTTTGTTTCCTATTAATTTGTATGAATAAACGAATTCACATTATAGTTATTTATATCAGTTGTGGTAGTACTTTGAATTTGTACATCGCCAAATTCTTCTATTCTCTCATTAAAATCAAACTTCTTAGTACTGTTAAGATATGTATCACCTTTCAGATTAAAGTAGTTATTCTGTGGCTGAGTTTTAGAACTGTCAGACAGATGGTTGAGAAGTAGTATTAAAATTGGCTCTATATCTTTAGCTCTAATTTCATTATGACTACCAGAGTCGATTCGTAGTATTGGGTCATTTGTATAACCTGACCCTGGGTTAGTAATATTATATCCTGAGATTTCACCCTCATTTATTTTAGCGACTGCAGTAGCACCACTACCACCTCCGCCTGTAATTGTTACAGTAGGTACATTAGTATATCCAGAACCTTTGGATATTAAAACAACCTTTTCAACCTGACCATTTTCTATTGTGGCAAATGCAGTTGCATTTCCGCTTACTGTGACAGTCGGAGAAGAAGTATATCCAGTTCCAGAATTAGTCAATTCTAAAGTTTTTAAACTAGAAGAATCAAAAATAAATTCTGCAGTAGCTTGTACATTTGTTGATAATAATACACCCTCGGCATCTTTCGCAGTAGGTTCTGAAATTACTATAACCGGTGGTTTTGAATAATTTTTATCAGCAGTACCAGCAAAATCAACATATGCCAAACTACCATCGTTTGGATTAGCAGCAACAAATCCGAAGATAGATTGATATCCACTTCCGGAAGATACAATTGTTATATTATCTTTATCTAACCTTCCTTGACTATCAATACCTATAGTAACCACAGGGGCAACTAAAGCCTGGCCCGAGACAGCTATTCCATTAAATGTAATAGTAGGAGCAGATGTGTAACCGTATCCCGTTTCACTAATATCTACTCCAGTCAGTAAACCATCGGCTTTTAATAACGAAGCAGTAGCAGTAGCACCAGTAAGAGAATGAGTAGTTCCAGCGCCGACACTAGTAATATCAGTTTGTGCTCCATTTAGGACAGCCTGTAGTGTTACTTCATAATTACCATTTGGTTGACTAGAATCTGCAACAACATTTGTCATAATAAAATATGTGCTACCACTTACTAATCCACCAATAGAGGTATTACCTCCAGAATTATATGTCACCAAACTTCCCACTGGTAAAGAGTCTGCCTGAGCTTTAGTTAATTTAATTGTATTATCAATAAGGTTAATAATACCCACTCCAGCAGCTTCGTCATCACTTCCATCAAATTCAATAGGAGCAGGGGCAGCAAAAGAAATACCTGGTATATCGTAATCTTGGCCGCCATCGGTTATAGTTACGGCACTAACTGAACCGTTTGTAATTGTAGGAGTTAATGTGGCATTAGTAAACCCTGCAGGAGTTCCAGTATCTACTGTAGTAATAGTTGGAGGTGTTAAATAACCAGACCCACTACTAAGAATAGTAACATTAGAGATTACTCCATTTTTAAGCTTAGATTGAGGTACACTTATTGCACCAGTTCTATGTATTTTACTGCCAATAGATGGCAAGAATACTGAAGCAAACATTTGTACGAGTATAGGTAAATCTTCAATACCAATCGCACCTGGTTGTCTTTCTGGCATGGCAGATAAAACTTTACGATAAAGTGTATCACCATCAGCAACATCTTCACCCAAAATAGCTTTAGATAATTCTAAAATCATTAGAATTTCACCAAAGAATTTAAATCCAGCCGGGTGTACTAATCTATTAAATACATTTTCCCAAGTAGATACGTTCTGGCCTGTTCTAATTAAGTAAGAGAATTTTTGGTATCTTAAAGAATCCTGAATCTTAATAACATTAGATAACTGACCTTTATTATCTAAATACTGACCACCTTTCGGTAGTGCAGCATTAACATCCCAATTACCTGAAGAAGGAATTAAAGTTTTATCCCATGGATACTGTACTTCCACTTCATCATTAAATAAGAGTCTGAAAAAGATTTCAATAGAATCTGCTGAACCCCTAACCTTATAATAGTCAACAATGTTTTTATAAAGATTTCTTTTATTAACTGTAATGTCTCTTGGTATTACTGATGCAATTTCTTTCTGCATTAACTCCAAGAATTGTTGAGAGTTATTATCAATGTCCATCGCACGTTCTATGTTATTCATAACGTGAGACGGGCCAGGTCCAACCCAATTTTTAATAGGTGTGTTTAATTTTGCAATCGAACTATTATGTGCCTCTAGACCAAGTACCTGAAATGTTTTTCCTATTTCAGAAGTTTCAAATGCAAGAGATCCTGGTAATTCGTTACCATTAGATATGTTGACATTTATATCATTTAGTGGTATAATAGTCACAGTGCCATCTGCTGCTGTAACAGTCATTGTAGAATCAGCACCCTGTTCATCAGTAAAGAATGCATCATTTTCATTTCTTGGATCTGATATTCTAAATACTGCCTTATTATCAAGTACTACGTCTTGGAAATCTTCATTTTCTGCATAAATAAATTCATCCAGATTCATAAATGTATAGTATGCTTCAAGAAGCTGTTTCATTCCTGCAGAATCTTCTAATATCTCCGAGGGTATTAATTGTTCTACACGTAGTTTTTCTTTACTCTTTCTTGTAGATGAGGCAGTAGATTCAATATAACCTGGAGAGGATATATCGGCCGAATAACTCTGCTTATCTTTTGTAGACATTATCTTAGTCTCGATGGTGTCGTGTAATTAATAGTTCCTGTAGAACCTGATACAGAGATGGTATCAACACTTGGAGTAATACTAACTCGTAAAGGGTCGATTGCAATCAACTGGTCTCTTTTAGGAGCTAAGTCTAATGAATTAGGTGTTAAGGTTACTCTTATTGGATCAGTAGTTAAACCAGTAAAGCTATGAAGTGTGACCGTTCCCTTATCAGAGTCAAGTATACCTGCATCATTTACTACTGTTACATTATTACCATCTACAATTTTATAAATGATAATTTTTCTCTTATTAGACCCAGAAATAGTTATATCACCAAAGTAATGATCAATAGTGGTCGAGTATGATAATTTAAACGCAGTTGATGTTAAAATAAATTCTGTCGATGAACCTGACTTATAGAAAGGTGATGTAAATTTCAAAGCAAAATTACTTTTACCTTCTACAGTAGATGGTGTAATATTCATAAACATATATGGTCTTACTGTAGAGTTTTGTATAGAAGGATCTGCTGAATCAATAAGCTTTAATAATTGTGAATGTCTGAATACACCATCAAACTTATTAAGGTTATTAAAGTTATAATCAGAAATAGTATCTCTTACAACAGAAGTTAATTCTACCGAAGTTCTATCTGTAAGGTTTGGATTATATTTAAAGAATACATCTAGTTCCAAATAAGTGTAGTTTGGATCCACAATTTCTGGTGTGATAGAAACTACGTTCTTACCTTTTAGAATACTACCTGTAATATCATCCTTTTCTGCTTGAGTAAGTGTTTCTGCAAGAATAGGTTTAATAGAGATATAAGCTTTACCATAATCAGGTGGATCGTTATCTTCACCACCCCAACATGAGATAGAAGAAATATTTGTAAATTCTCTTTGGATAATTGCTCTATAATCATCTGATGTTACGGCTCTATTCTGCGATGTAAACGTCAGTGGCGCATTGAATCTAATTGATTCTGATGTTTCTTGTTCTGCACCACCTGCAGAAGAATTGAGTGTAGTAACAGTAGATTCTCCAAAACCACCTACAGAGTCAGACATAGTAAATGCATTAGCGCCGTTGGATTCTGAACCATCAGTATAGACATAATCTAAAGTAATGATATTATTATTGTTTGGTTTTCTACCAGTAACACCATCACCAAAATAAATTTCATAATAGTTACTAGCATTTTCTTGTAAATAATATACTTGTGACGATGAATTAACACCTAGTAGAGA